TTGTTTGCACTATCAACACTAGAAACTCTAGCATTGGATACTTGAATTTCTTTTGAAATATTGTTTATAATCTCAAAAGTATCATTTACTTTAATGCTAGAATCATCCAGATCAGAGTATAATGTATAAACTTTTGTTGAAGTATTGATAGATGATACTTCAAATGTAGATGCTGTATTATAAACCCAAGTATTAGCAAATTTTTGCTTATATGACTTATCATTGATATTATCTGGATTATCAATCAAATCCCCAAGATAAAGAATTTTTACTTTTTCATTAGGTAAGGCAAGACCAGCATCTGCTGCTAGTTTTATGTCAGAGACAATAGAGTATACTTTTAGTTCAACTTTCTTAGTTAGATCTCCATTTTCGTACCCAAAGATAGTTTCTTCAGATCTTATCTCTGTTTTAGGTTCGATATTATCTACTACAGTACAGTTCAAAAACTGATTAGAAGTTTTATCAGTATAAGTTACCGTTGTTAGACCAGTAGTAATCTTTCCTGACTTAGGAAATCCTATTGTAGAATCGACGGTAACTACAGAAGAACCTGCACTTACTGTAGGAGAAAGAACCTTAGTGCTTGCAGTTACAGTAAAACTTCCTTCAATCAGATCTTGATCGCTATAACCAATGAATAAACCAATCTTGTAGAACGTTTGATTATCTCTGGTTACAATTTCAACCTCAGATACAGCAGCTTTAGTTCCTGGTGCAGCAGTGCTGTATACTGTTTGACCTACAAGATTATTAACATCTCCAGAAATTCTTTCTGCAAGAATAACTTCTCTTCTAATAAATTCTGCAGATGATGGTTTTAATAGGAATTGCTCCAGGTCAACAACTTTAGGAGTTACTCCATAAAGAACTCTATATAGAATCTTGAAGGATTCTTCTGTTCCTTTTGCTTGATAAAAAGTTCTTGCCTCTTTTATGAAGTTTCCTACATTAATGTTAGAGACAAACTCAGTATTTTCTAACCCAGGTGTTATAGAATACTTTAGTTTTTTATAAAATTCTTTTAAAAATAAAGAACTTAGGTTCTGTACTGGGGAATAGTTATCATGATTCTCGGCACTAGATGTGGAGAATGTTACGTTTGAAGGATTATTAATATCGCTATATGTGGTTATACCACTAAATCCCCTCTTACAACCAGTAAAGGTATTAGTAGTAACACCAGTGTAGGTGATGATTTCATCACCAATCTTAAGTAAACCATAGGATTGAGGGAATCCTTTGGTCGATTCTACTGAAATCGTGGTATCGGAAGAAGGCGCAGCAGAAGTTAGAGAGGTAAATCCAACAATAGTTTCTGGAGTTAGATTCTCTAAAGTAATATATTGATCAAGATTATCAATTAGGTCTGTTGGACCTCCTTGAAATTCTTGTGAGATATAGTATTGTTTTAGGAAGTCTACTGCCTTTGGACTTTCATCTAATATGAATTCGGGCAGTTGACCTTCAATTAGATCCTGAACCTTTACCCTTGATTCGATACCAGTTTGTATCATATTATCCTCTCTTTAGCTCTCCGTTTGAATAGCTTGAAGTTACATTAAAACCAACTCCCGATATCTTCTCTCCAGACGATATCGTGTCTTTTACCATATTTATCTTGCTCTTGGAGACATCAAACTCTAGATATAGATCCTTGAGACCGACAACATCATTTGATTCTGGGAACGCCTGAATCTCAATTACTTCATTAGTATTTTCGGTTGATGTGATGAAAACAGTTGTTAATATAATTTCTCCTTTTACATAATCAATAGTTCCAGCAGATTTAATAACAACTCTATTTTCCCCAGTTTCTAAAATAGGTTTAACAATAGAGACGACTCCAGTCCTTCTGTCTGCATTTGGAATATCAGTTAGGTAAACTGTATCCGTTTCGCCAGTGATTTTAAATCCAGTGCTCTTAATATTGAATCCTTTGGGGTCAACATGGAAGGCATTACCAAAGCACAATTCATACTGTGCTGCTTGACCTACTAGTGCTCTTAGATTTCTTCTAATCTTTACTTTCGTAATATTAGATGTAATTGCTCTATCTACACTATCAATGACATTAAGAACTTTACTGTACTTAAATCTACCTCCAAACTTATTCAGTTCAACTGAATCTGAGTATGCTTGCAGAGAATTTGTAACGTTTGTTTTTAGTTCATTGACATTTGCAGTCAAAGATGTGTTGTAGTAAACAGAAGAATCAATTTCAACATACAATACTTTGATATCAACAATAGATTGATTGATACCAGTTAGAGAATAATTCTTTAGTCTGCTTAGAATCAGTTGCTTATCAAAATCGGATATAAAATCTCCATTCTTGGGTTTGATACTAATCTGAACGGTGCCAAACTTTGGAGGATCTAACTCTTCTCCTCCAACTACAGATACAGACTCTGTATTGGGATAGACTTGATGGATAATCGCTTCGTAATCCCTTCCTGTGACTGCCCTGTACTGCGCTGAATATAGTCTAGGAGCAAAGTACTTAACGGACTCAATTGGTTCGATCTCAGTGCCGTTAGCACTCTTATTGATGGTTGTTAGAGTTACTGAATTTACGGGTACTGGGTTGTTAAGAGAGTCAACAAAAGTTCCTGCAAATGCAAAGTTTGCTGCTCCATTACCATCCGCACCATCAGTTACGATGTAAGTAACAGTAATCTTAGCTCCATTCTCTAACTTCCTACCAAATACTCCATCACCAAACAGAAGTTCATATTTCTCATCCTGAACTTCTTGAATTAAGTAAATTTCAGAAGTTTCATCAATTGAAAGAATATTATCAACTAGTCTATACTCTCTACCTTCTCCAGTCTCAGATGCACCAGCAACTTTGACTACGATAGTTTGAGTATCAATGAAAGAATTATCTAATACGAATTTTTGATCTAAAGAACCATCTACAGTAAACGTCTTTTTCAGTAGAGTTCCCTGATAAACAGAGATTGGTTCTGCTGCTGTTCCAAAGGTTGCAATACCATTCTCTACAGTTGCGGTAATGCCTTCTGGAACTGAAAATATGAATGAACTGTTGTTCGTTAAACCTACACAGACAGGTCCACGCGCCTCTAGAGTAATCGTTGGACTTGCTGTAGTTACCGATACACTTAAATTGATTTCTGCCCTCGCACAGGTCCTAGAACGGGGCACATATCCGATCGATCTTGCAAGAGATACGACGTTTTCTCTCAAGACTGCCGAATCCAAGAAGGATTCATTGACAACCATGTTCGCATTAAATGCATTAATGTACGTATTATACGCCAGTGCATTTAAAATTACAGAAAAATTAGACCCCTCAAAGTCAAAATCCGAGAAATCAGAGTTTGCTCGAAGATAATCTTTGATCGAAGTCTTAATTTGATCAAAATCTAGGTTTGTAAACTTAGTAAAAGGCATTTTATCTGGTTGCCTCTAGCATAAAAGTGTATTCTTGTGTTGGTATATCCAATCCTACAACGTCAAAATACAAAGTAACCTCAAAAGAGTTGTCATCTGGTCTAGGATTTGCCTTTACGACCAGATTTTCGACTCTTGGTTCATAATTTAACACCGCATTTGCGATTTGGGACTCAATAAACGTCGCAGTACCAAAATCAATAAACTCAAAAAGGGCAGAACGAACGTCTGATCCAAAAAGTGAATCAAAGAATCGCTCTCCCTTTATGGTTTGAACAATATTTCTTACTGATTTGCGAATCGCGCCCTCATTTCTCAACGCAGGCAGGTCCTTTGTCACTGGATGTGGTTCAAATGACAAGCTGATATCTTTAAATGAACGCGAAATTCGTTGATTTGCCATCAATAAAGTATTTCTTCACCTTATTTATACCCTCTTTCCGTATGTTGGTTCAGTACCATACTCCCAATCATCATAGTCATCATCATTTCTAATCTGTTCATGCAGCAGAGTTTGCCTTTCAAGGTCATGAACATGGTCACCGACCACTTCTCTTAGCTGATTGTAAGAATTTTTTGGTCTATTGAGGTATTTGTCTGATTTTGTGTCGGTAATTAGCGTCATTCCCGACTCAATGAAGTCGTTTCCTTGATCAGGAACAGGATGGTTTGCCATTTTGCCTCCAAAAAGTTCGTTTCCAGAACTTTTAGAGGGGTTGCTATCCCTTTTTCTATTTATTTTGCCAGTGCCAATGATTATTTGGTTGTTCCCACCAGAAGTGTAAGTCAAATTGACCTCCATCATAGTATAAAGAGACGAAATCGCTCTTAAAATTGCTGTTAGTGTCTTCACAAAGGGCAACAGACCATATATCTGCACCTGATGCCTTAGTCATAACGTCGCAAATCCAGTTATGGTTGCTTCCATCGACTGTTGCAGCATCAATCAGGACGAATTTATCCCATCTCAACTGCCACTTCATGTAGTTTTGAGTAAACTCAGTACGATACTCGCGTACATCCTCATCAGGAAAGGGCACATTGATTGTCTCTACATGAAAAATCTCCCGATCCGCAGAAAGCGAATGGGAGAGGTGTTGTGTAGCAATAGCAGAGTAGTTAGGAGAGACCATCAGAAAGCAAGTATCTGAAGGATGAATAGGCAGATTCGCCATTTTCATCCGATAGGTCATCTCCTGAATGAGTGCCCGTTCCTTATCTTCAGAGATAAAGAGTAGTTGCTTCATCCTTTGCCCTGTCCGCGATACTTTTTACGTGCTTTGTTACGAGAAGTAGCGGCATACTTAGTTCCGCCTCCATCTCCTTGACGAGTTTTTTTCGGGGGACCGCTGACGTAACCAGACTTGTTGATTCCGACTTTAGAGCGAACTGCCATTTTTCAAATCTCCGTTTTCGTTAATGATAATAGTTTCAATGGACTCAGGACGAGGGACGCCTCGCTGATAATATTCTAGAGCAAGGTCCTCCATTCTGTCAAAGTATTCGTCTTGTGATAATGACTTGAAGAGGACCTCTCCGTTTACTTTAATAGTATAACGGTCTTCTGCCATGGGGATCAGATAATACGAGACTTTTCGTGTCCGACGCGAATACGAGGGTCGCACCAGATATCAAATCCTGCTTCTTTCGCATCAAGGCAGAAAGAAACGTCTTCGCCGCACATATCCTGCACTTCTCCTGACTCGAAGACTTGCATCTTAGGTGCGAACCAAGGGTACTTCATTTCAGTATGCTCGAAGACACCGTGCTTAATCAGCAACCAACCGAAACCAGTGTAGTCAACGGTAAATGGCTTGCGACGCTTCTGAATGCTTTCAAGAGTCTCATGGTTCATGACTCCACCGTTGGATCGGAAGTCATCCTCCTCCAACCAGTGTGCAACTGAAGTAGTATGACCATCTTCAGTACAATACCAACCACCTGCGATGTCTTGATCCATCAGAACAAGTTGGTAGAACTTCTCAGTATTGAACACGATGTCAGAGTCAATCCAGAGTTGGTAATCATACTTGAGTTTACCATCCCAGGGAATCTGATCAGGTCCACGTAGTACGTTTGCTCCAAGACACTTACAACGTGCAAAGTTCACCATGGAACTATAGTCTTGGGAAATCTGAATGCTTGCACCTGCTTGTACTAGATCGAAGCAGAGTTGTACGAAAGACTTCAAGAAGATATAAGATACTCCTCGTCCAGGTAGACAGAATACAACTGTCTTACCTTTGATCATTTCTCTTGCTTTCGCGTAATCAAACTCTTCTTCTTTCTTTGAAGACGCAACGGGCGTTTTTGCTTTTACTGTAAATCCTTTAGCCATAATTTGGTCAAGTTTGAATGTGAATCGATTCAGTATGAATCATACTGCATTATGTAGGTTCTGTCAATAAG